CAAATACGGTGATCCAGGATAAACACCATAGCCGCCAGCGCCAATGCCGCCAACTTCATCAGTTCCACCACCACCACCTGATCCACCATTTTGACCATTGCTTGCAACATCACCGCCAGCTCCACCGCCAATAGATGTGACCGAAATTGCACCGCCTATTAAGCTGGAATTGTCACCATTACTAGCTTGTGGGCCACCAGCACCAACTGTGACCGCATAGTTAGTTGACGATACCGCTGTAACTCCTGCCGCAGTTAAATAACCGCCAGCGCCACCGCCAGATTCGCCATTGCCACAGCCGCCACCCCCAGCCACAACCACATATTCTATTGTGCGTCCCGACGGCCAACTGGCAGTTGTGGCAAATGTATCACTAGAATTGAATATGTGAACTTTGTATCCAGTGATGTCGACTACAGTACCGCCTGTAGCAAGAGCACCACCTCCGCCACCTCCAGATGATGCTACTGGTAACGCACCAACTATTATTAGTCTGTTTATTGTTACATTACCACCATGAATAATTATAGGCATAACTAATCTTCCACTATAAGTTTACCTGTGTCAGCTCTTTCGGCATAAACAGTATAATAACAATTAATATCTTTACTAAAAATACCATCATTGGAAATGTACACACAATTATCCTTTACTTCTTTTACATATAATTTTTGATAATTTCCAAAGGGTGTTAGTGTAACTGTAATAGAATTTGGGTCAACCAACTTAGTCCAATAATTAGGTAATTCAATGACATTTGATTTCTCCAATATACCACGAACATATACACCAAATTCTGGACCTTCTAATGAACCATATCGAAGGCTCTTACCTTCTTTGGTTGGGTGGGGAATATTAAATGACTTGGTTGTAGCGTTTAGAGCACCAGAGATGCCAACACCACCAGAAACAACCAATGTACCAGTAGTTGTGTTGCTACTAGCAACACCACCATAGATGAATAACGAATTATTTGATGAGAAGAATAATAAGTTTGCTGTGTTACTTAAATAACCAGTAGAGTTGGCTATGATGACAGAGTTAGCTAAGTATCCGGAAGCAGATACACCACCGCCACCACCAGTTGATGTAATAGTAATTGAGTTGGCTACACCATTTGTTGATAATGTTATACCAGAACCAGCAACAAGCGTTAATGGTGAATTGGCAATATTAGCAATAGCATCTGGTTGACCAGAAATAATAACTCTGGAGAATGCTGTAGTTGGTCCACCAACGCCAGAAGCAGCAATCGCTGTATTAGTAACAGAAGTTATACGACCATTGGCTGATAGTGTAATTACTGGAACAAATGTTGAGTTACCGTACACACCTGCTGTTGTAGATAATGTAGTAAAATCCGTATTGGCCAAAGCCTGTACTGCAACTATGTTGGCGTTCTGACTATTATCAACACCTTGAATGATTGTTATAGCCGTATTACTATAATCTAACCTTACGTTTTGGCTGGCATTTGTACCTTCAATAATAGTCATTCTAGCATTTTGGCCAACGTCTACACCTTGAACTATGGTGATAGCAGTATTGCTATAATCCAATCTTACGTTTTGGCTTACATCAGTACCTTCTATGATAGCCATCCTAGCGTTTTGGCTAATATCTGTACCTTCAATTATGGTCATCCTAGAATTCTGACTAATATCGGTACCCTGAATTATGGCAATATTAGCATTGGCTGAATTTAATCCAGATTGTAACAAAGCAATATTAGCATTTTGACTAACATCAACACCTTGTATAATTGTGATGGCTGTATTACTATAATCTATTCTTACATTTTGGTTAGAGTTTACGCCTTCAATAATTGTCATTCTAGAATTTTGACCAGAGTCCACACCTTCTATAATGGTCATCCTAGAATTTTGACCAATATCTGTACCTTGAATAATTGTTATAAGACTATTACTATAATCTAACCTAACATTTTGACTAACATCCGTACCTTCAATTACAGTAAGCCTAGTATTTTGGCTAGTGTCTACTCCAATGGTTACGTTAGCTTGAGCATATGCTGCATTTGCATAAACACCTAAATCTATACCATTAACTACTGCTGTCGTAGCAACTAAATTGCCTTTTACATAGTTAGCATTTAAATTTGCTGTTCTAAATGATGGATCTGTAAGGATAACATTATTATTGGAATCTAATTCAGGAGTATATCCTTGGAATATATAAAATTCTTTTGTTCCAGAATCTCTGAACAGTCCAGCATGAGCATTGGTACCGTCATTATAATGTCCAGCAAAACCAATATCTTTGGTGTCACTAACATAGTTACCAATACCTAAAATGATTAATGGATCAGCAACGGCAAGTTGTTGTACGTTCTGTGTGTTAATGTTACCTGTAAGAATTAAATTACCAGCAACAATTAAATCTTGACTGATGGTAACATTACCCGATACAGTTTGATTTAATGAACCAGTTAAATTTAATTTATTAGAAATGTTAGTGTTTTGTGTAGCATCAACGCCTTCAATGATGGTCATCCTAGCATTTTGACCAGAATCTACACCTTGAATAATGGTAATAGCAGTATTACTATAATCTAATCTAACGTTCTGACTTACATCGGTGTTCTCAATGATGGTCATTCTAGCATTTTGGCTAGTATCAGTACCCTCGATTATAGTCATTCTAGAATTTTGACCAACATCTACACCTTGTATGATAGTGATGGCGGTGTTACTGTAGTCTAACCTTACGTTTTGGCTTACATCAGTAGCTTCGATTACTGTAAGTCTGGTGTTTTGTGCTGTATCAGTACCTTCTATGATGGTCATCCGAGCATTTTGGCTTACATCAGTACCTTCTATGACTGTCAACCTAGTATTTTGTGTGGCGTCAACACCTTGGGTATAGATTGTGTTTGCTGCTATAGTTGAGATACCAATTTGACCGATGTAACGGTAACCAGTAATGTAAACTGTATTTGCTGAAGTTAATGGTGTAGGTATTGTTGTACCAATAAAATTTAATACGCCAGCTTGATAATCAAAGAACCATTCGCCAGTTCCACCTGAACCCGAATCAAAAATCTTTGTTGCACCAACACCTGTTGTTGGATCGGATAATCCTGTTGTTCCTGCATAAGCAGAAATAAAATAAGTTGCACCAAATTCTGAAGGAATCCAATCGGTTAAATTTGTTTTCCAAGTAGGATATACTCCGCCTACGGGAGTGGTTGTATTATCAGCACTGGTTTGAATTGCTGATGTTGTTTGATATGCTTGTACTATACCAGCAGTAGCAGATGCCGTAGCAGGAATACTATTGGCCTGAACCCAAACTTTATCACCACGATTAATAAAAGGACTGGCAGTAGCTTCGTTACTAGGACTTTTATTTGTCGAGGTGTCAGATTTAGCAACTCCGAAAAGTTTCTTATATAGTAGGTCGACTTTTTGTGAATCTGAAATTGCCATCTAGTGACTCGCTGTTTGTAAAGTCAAAGCTGAAACAGTTTGACCCGATGTTAATTTTATTCTTACATAAATTTCATTAGTTGCCGTAGAGGAACTAGATACATCACCAAATGTACAAGTGTAACTTCCGTTAGTGACCAAACTATTTAGTACAGCGGTACCACCCAAAGCACATCCGTTACTTCCGTTACCACCAGAGTTTGTACCTGGATGTCCTGATCCGGCATAAGCAGTACTCATATCCATCCAACCATTAATTCCTGATGTTGTATCAATAGAACTTCCTGGTAAAGCAACCCAAAGACCAGCAATTGTTCCTGTAAATTTAATATCAAATTTAGAAACAGATGTTCTGACAAATACAAATGTAAAATATTGTGCACCTGTTCTACCTGTACTTAAATTGGGACCAGCTGGTAAATAACCAGTTGAATAGTTTGTTTGGTCGTGTTTTAATGTAGACGCAACTATTGTGGCATCATTTGCCGTTAATGTACTCGATTGACTATTAAATAAAGACGCACCTGCAGTATATGTTGGTGTATCGGTAGTTCCTGGATTTATAATTCTTGCAGCAAGTCCTGAACCTGTGCCTACAGTTGTACCAAAGGTGATGGAAGTTTCTTCCATTGCACTAGCAGTACCAGTTTTATACAATACAGTATTGGCCAAGGCAGTTGTGAATACTTGTGAACCTGTTGAATAACTATTATCAACTGTAACGGAAGGTCCAGTTGAACTTGAACCAAAACCAGAAATGATTGTTGATGTAGTGTTAACAGTTACAGAACCACTCGACACATATAAATTTCTTATTAATGGAGTAGTAATACCAACAGTAGCATAAGTGTTACTTGATGGTGCACCAAAAGCACCGCCTGCTGTACCCGTGAAGAATGTGTCTGAAGCTGGATACATATCACCACTCAACTTACTAACATCAACACCCAATTTAAATGTCGTTGAACTATTGTAGTGTGGTACTGTACTTGAGTATGTCAATGATGTTGAAAGTGGAACAATGGATGCTGAAGCGAATGTTGGAGTTCCTGGTGCTGAGTTATCATAATACCAGAAAGCAACGTTAGTTCTATCACCTGTACCAGAATGTCCGATGTAAACTTCATTCCAACCATTGGCTACTACACCAGAAGCTCTAACGTTCATACTTGACCAGAAACCTAAAGCGGAACCAGTAATTGTTCCGTAGTCTACGTTGTTTAGTATTACTAAGTCATTATATGTTCCAGCATTACCGTTACCTGCAACTAAAGTTCTTGTACCAGACGAAACGTTGTTTTTATAAGCAGTCAATACACCAGAATCACCAGGACCAACGTTGATGATTGTTGATGTTGTGTAACTAGATGTTCTCAATACAGTAGTTGATGTACCACCAGCCACACTTCTACTGTTTGCTGAGTTGTCTTGCTGTGTGAAGTTGGTCATTCTATATGGACCAACTAAAGTATTAATTGTTATAGCACGATAGGCACCAGGGAAATTTGATGGAGAAGCAGGTACTAATTTACCTAAGACTTGATTGATTTGAGCAAGACCGTTTGTAATATATGTTCCTGTTGTTAATGTTACTGCATTACTTACAAGTAGACCGGTTGTATTAGAACCCAAAACGATTGAGTTACCACTTAACGAACTTGAAATATTATTGGCGAAGTTGTATGCCGAGTTTGCTTTGTCATACGCCGTATTCATCTTAGCATCAGTTGCTGCGATGGCCGTATTACTGAAATCTAATCTTACGTTTTGGCTAGAATTGGTACCCTCAATAATGGTCATTCTAGCATTTTGACTTACATCCACACCTTGAATGATTGTTATAGCAGTATTACTATAATCTAATCTAACGTTCTGACTTACATCGGTATTCTCGATGATAGTCATACGAGCATTTTGGCTAGTATCTACACCTTGGATGATTGTTATTGCTGAATTACTATAATCTAACCTGACGTTTTGACTAGCGTCCACGCTTTCTATGATGGCCATTCTAGCGTTCTGGCTTACATCTGTACCTTCTATGATGGTCATCCTAGCATTTTGGCTTACATCGGTACCTTGAATAATAGTAATTGCTGTGTTACTATAATCCAACCTTACGTTCTGGCTAGAGTTTACACCATCACTTACAGTCATTCTAGAATTCTGACCAGAATCTACACCTTGAATTATGGCGATAGCTGTATTACTATAATCTAACCTAGAATTCTGGCTAGAATTAGTACCTTCAATTACAGTAAGTCTTGTATTTTGTGTTGCATCTACGCCTATTGTTACGTTTGCTTGGTCATAGGCGGCTTGAGCTTTTACCGAATCCGTCGATGTAGGCCCACCAATAATTCGAACACCAGTATTAGAACCAATGTAAAGTGTATTGGATACAAAAGAATATGCTAATTGACCATCATCTAAAGTTGTTGGTGTGGTATTTGAATATGATCTAAGAATCTGTATTGTAGATATATTTGAGGTATTTGCTACTGGCATTAAAAGAATCCGTTATCTATGATTAGTCTAGAATTTTCAGCAGGAGCAATAACGAATGAGTTGGTTGCAGCAACATATGTAACAACATCACGGTCTTGAGCGCCAGTTATATCTAAATCAGTGGCACTTTTTAAAGCAAATCGTCCACCTCCACCTCCACCATAACTTATGGCAGTTACTTTAGGTTGTGAAGCACTTACCTGAACCTTGATGGTGGAAGGTGGTAGTACTGTGACGTTTGGCATATTATTACCTTGTCACAGAAGGAGAAACATCAATAACACCTTCTAAGATTCTAGTTACAGTACCAACTCCATCAGTAAGAGTGGTATCATAAACATATCTTCCAGGTGAAATGTTTGCTGTTGTAGCAGCACTTAATGTTAGTGTGATGATTGCGTTTGTTGTATCGATACTAGTAACAAACGTTGCCGTGGCATTGGATGAGTAGTATGATTTACGAACTTGACTGTTGGCTGTGTAACCAATTAGATTATAATTGTTACCGTATACATCATCCAAAGTAATTGTCGTATTAAATGTAGCACCTTTCTCAAGGTATAGATTTGTATAAGCAGCTGGCATTTTAAATTCCTGAATTCATTATTCTATTGGTTATTTAGTTAATACCCATCTTAGCTCAAAAGTAAAATCGCTTTTTGGAACCCTGGATTTCGTCCGGAGAAATTTTAGGCCGGAACGCAAAAAATCGAAATTTTAGGATTTCTTAATTTGCTCTACTTCCGCTTTAAGTTCTTTGATGGCTTCAATAATCAAAGGAATAAGACGTTCATATCGTACAGTCAAATATTTGTCATCCACAGGTGCTGGAGCAACTGCTTCCGGTTGTATTTTTTGTACTTCCTGTGCGGAGACACCAACTTCTCTGTGAGTTGATTCTAATCCCAATCCTTTTGCTGTATCATTCAGTTCATAATAAAAACCGGTAAGTGTTAGTAATTTATCTAAAGCACCATCAATAGTACCTAACTTGTTTTTCAGTCTATCGTCAGAAACATATGCCGTAATGTTACCAACTGCTTTAATTTCGTTGGTTGTAAATGATGGTGAACCAGTACCTACATATAAACCGTTAAATTGTACATTATTTGCTGTATTTACTGGTTGGTTCATCGAGAAAGTATTAGCATTCGTTAATGATGCGTACATAGTGAATGTATTACCAGAATTTAATACATCCTTAACCCATTTCGTTGTAGCAATCTGTGTATTTGAAGTATTTACAGTAGCACTATCAGCCAAAGATAAACCAGACAATACCGTAATCCAAGTATTAGAAATTAATGTCGGTGTTCTAAAATTACGAGTAAGATATAAATCTTGTGTTGTTATATTTGACGTTGCAACAAGATTTGCTGTTGATATCGTGTCGGAAGCCGTAACATTCTTTGTTGTGACCGTATTAGAAAGAGTAATATTTTGTGCACCAATTGTGGTATTTGAAGTAATTGCTTGGAAAATACCTAATGTTGTTCCATTAATATTTGGTGAAGTAATTACAGTATTTGCTTGTAACGAATCAGTATATGTGGGACCAGTTGAATTAATTACAGCACTTTTTAGTATATTGTTTGCCGTGATGGCATTTGCTAGAGAATAATCAGTTCTCACTATGGTATTTGCAATAACTTGATTTGTAACCAATGTTTTTGCAATAATTGCATCATTTGTGACTTGGAAGGCATAATTTTGACCAGTAACAAATACATTAGCTGACGCTGTTACATCACCAACTGCAGAAGTTGTTCCGGAAACAACAGCTGTTCCGAGAATGGCGGTATTTGGTACAGATAAACCTGTTCCGAGACCTGCTAAGTACAGAGTACCTGTATTTTTTGTATAGTTATTAGCACCTAAGTTGTTTAATTCACTAGCCACTAAGTTTTGCTGAGCGACCAAATCACCAAAGGTGTTATTATAACTAAGAATATTTACCGTATTTGCCATTGTTAGTTCCTAGTTGATAAAAGACGTAAAAGTTCTTTAATTTCTTTTACGTCATTTTTTACATCGTTAATTTCTGATTTAATAATATTTATTTCTATTTTTTGATTATTAAGTAATTTTGATTTTACTTTATAATCCTCTAAACCTGGTTGGTCTGTATTAATTAGAGCCATTGTTGCCGTGTCTCGTAGAAATGTTGTTCCTGGTACTTTAACTAACATATTATGTTACCGCCGGTAATGCTATAGCACGAATATCATCCAACACAGGAACAGCAGTTTTATCTGATGTTGCCAAAACCACTTTAATAGCAAACTGGCTGAAGTTGTTGTATGTTTGTCCGTTTACTGTACTTGTATAAGAAACATAATTTTGTGCTGTTCCACCACTTCCTGGTGCAGCTACATATTCATATATGTTGTTTCTTGTTTCTGAATACTTAGAACTACCACTATTAATGGTAGTCATTAATTGCCAATTACCATCTTCAAATAATTGTGTGTCGGTTCTGGATAGAATTTTGTAATACACATAAATGTCGGTATTGACTGGTCTATAAGCAGTAAGATACACTCTCAAATCACCAGAATCAAATCCTTGATCCAAAACAACTTTCTTAGTGTAGTATTTTGCGAGACCGTTACCACCAGATTTAGATGTTTCACCAGCAATCGTAATAACAGCATTTGCATTTCCTGTCAACCTTGTGTTTCCTGTCGATTCGGAAAGTGTAATTATTGGAGTTGTTGCATATCCATATCCACCAGAAGTGATGTAGATATTGTTAATATTACCTTGTGATGAAACATTTGCTACTGCTACTGCACCTGAACCATAACCGTTAGCAGATGTAACCGTAACTAATATGGTGTTTGCGTTATAGCCACCGCCTGTATTGGCAACTGAAATCATTGAATTGGTTAATTCAAGATTGTTAATATTCCAACGAATGGTGTATACACTCAATCCATCATCAGAGATGATTGGAGACACGGCATCGTCTGTTGTACTCATATTGGCATACAATGTGAATGATGTATTTGAGTCAGCGACGAGTACACGTTGTCCGTAACCATCATTCAGGTAAATATCATCATATGTTGGTGTACCATATTTTCCTGGATTCACTCCTGCTGTTGCTGCTGTCGTGAATGTGGAATTAATTGTTGCTGCATATGAGTAATTTAATGATGTACTTCCAGGTAAGAAATCTGTTGTTGTTATGTTCAATGCATGAATTGGAACATTAGTATTGGCAGAAGTTACAATCTTACTTGACGTTGTATTTGGATTCAGATAGTAACTGATATCATTTTCAACAACTTTTCTGTATGGAAGTCTATTTGGTACAACAAATTGCAGAGTTGGATTTACAGCTGTTGAGAACACACAACGATTTATGACAAACATCATAGATTCGTTTTGGTCTGCTGTCCATGTTTGTAAATTTTGTGAAACAAACAATGCACCAACATACGGAGCAGAATTGATTTTTGTTATTGTTGATGGTGTTGTATCAGTGGGTAAATTCTTCGTTGAAGAAGCGATAGCACTATCACCCAACTGCGCTGTATAAATTGTATATTCATTAGATGTTGGACATCTTACAATCATCGAATATAACTTGTTAGATTCCAAATAAACAGGAGCAGGAAATTTAAATATTGTTGCAGTAGTGTCATCCAAATAATGTGGATTATCACTTGTTTTAATATATTCCAATGTTAATGTTACTTGTGAATTATCCAATGTGTCACCATTTGGATAACCATTAGTTGTACCAACAATCGATACTGTTACTGGTGCGTAACCGGTTGATGGTTTTGTTTTAAAAAATAATTTGACAGAATCAATAAAAACACCATTGGGATAATTTTCTTTATCGACAATAAATGTTTGAGCAACTGGATCCCAAACAACTGTATAAGTGTAGGAGCTAGTATTTACTCTTGTTGCGGTACTAATAAATGTATTTTTTGCTGAATCAATTGAAGCAGCATAATTTAAACCTTGTTTTGTTGCCTGTAAACCAGAAGCATAAAATGTTGCTTGAGAGAATGTAGTTGCAGAATCTAAATTGTTTGCAATTCGATTGTCAACTCTAAAACTTCTTTCACCTGTATGGAATGTTGCACCTGGAATAGCAAACACTCCAGATAACATACCAACTTCATTTGTCTTTAATGAACCAATGGAGTAAATGTCATTATTGGCTGCTGTAATAGCACTACCCAAGGTTGCAAGTTTAGTTGTACCGTTATATGAACTGATAGATGCACTTTGACCTGCACCTGTTCCATTAATTACATATAATGTGTTACCGGCATAAAAATTAGTTGTATTTGATGCAAGAGGTGATAATGTAATTGTAGTTGTTGTATTTGCATTTGTAATCAAACCACCCAAATGTGTATAAGAATCAATTACTCCACTTGCTGTCGTTGTTTGATATTGACCTGAAGTATTGAATTGTGCATTCTGAATTGTTGCACCACCATTAAAATTCGTATTGACAATATCACCAATTACATATAAACGAGCAGTCGTATTTGCTGAAGGATTAACATAGTAAGAAAGAACTTTTGCAATTGGTGTAAAATTTCCACTAGAATAGTAACCAATAATGTCACCATCTTTAAAACTACCTGTTACACCAGTTAATTCCAATATGTTTGGTTTACGAATATACTTATTAACATTTGTTCCATCAAAATAAGTATTCACAGCCGTATTGACAAGCATACCATAAGAGTTAAAGAATACAAATTGACTGCGTATATATGGAAGCACAGAAACGTCTTGGATGTATCCACCAGTTTCAATATAACTAGAATTTAACTTATCGTAGTTACCTAAGATTGTAGTTTGTTGTTGTTGTGTATAGTTCGTTACCTGATTAGTGAGCCAGTTTCCACCTCTAGCAATCGTAGCTACAGAAGTTGTTGCAATAGTAGTTTTCCAATCACCCACCGACAATACATTAATTGAATCACTGGCACGATATACTTGTAAGTTTGGATCGACTATTAATAAATCTGGTGATTTAGTTGTGTCAACCCAATTGTCCATTGGAGGACTTAAAGATACGACACCTTCATTCAATACAACACCGAAAGGATTTAAATTCACAGTACGTGAAGCAATTGGTTGAGTTACAACATTTGATGTTGCATATGGTAGTGTGTAGAAGTTTGAAGAACCAGATTTAGAAATCTTATAGTTTAAGTTATTAGCTGAAGTAGAATCAATTTGACCCATATTATACACTAATGATAGTGATTGTAATGGGAAATTAGATACGTTTTGTGATGCCGTCATCTGTTTGGTTCTACGATTAATAGTAACCAAATAATCGATGTTCGAGGTGTCGGATGTAGAATAACCAGAGAAATCATCAACTAAAATACCATTTTTAAAACGATTTAGACCGTTAGTATCTGGAATTTGTAATGCCGCAGCATCTTTCTCCAATATATTCAATGCTGTGTAGTATTCCAGGTTATTGACACGACTTTCCAAATTAGAAATATCACTCATCATCCAGCGCTTGTGTTTCACTTTTTCAAGTGAAAGATTTGGTAAACTACCTGTTGTTACTTCACTAGGAATATAAGCGGTATATGGATCATGATACAGATTGGCAATAAGCAATGCACCATCTGGTTCAGTTGGTAATAAAGGATTATCTGAAGGAGTTCCCTGTATAATACTAAACGCTCTATCTTTACTCAACACCAACTTATCATAACGACCAAAATAATATGAATAATCAGAAGTGAAGGAGGATAAATCAACAGGCATATAAGCACCAGCAGCATTAGAACCTGAACCACTAGTTCTGATAGTAAAGTTTGCTTGAGCATTTGTCAATGCAGGTCTAAAATCTATAACATCTCTTAACTGATAAACTGTTCCTGATGTAGCAGTATAACTTGGTATAGAAGCATAACTTTCTGGAGAAGAAGAAACCGGAGTCAAATATGATAGTACACTATAATAACCATCACCACCAGTTGTCTCATAGTAATCCAACAATACCAACATATTACCCTGTATTGGTGTTTGACCAATTTTCAAAGTGAGTGTTGCAAAATCGTAGTAAGAATCTCTTTGACCATTATCAAATGTGAATCTACTTGTCACATCATAAGAAGAATCTGTCAACATTGAATTGGTAGCAGCCGTTGCAGCTGATTTAGTATCGATAATTTTTACAATACGTTTAACGTCTGTGATGTATAATTTTTGTGGTTGACCTGCTGTAACTAAACCGGCATTCTGCACATATACTTGTGCATTTGTTAAATCAACTTTTGTGTAAGTTGCAACTGAGGTGCCTGTCAAATTAACACCTGTTGTATTTGCTGTTTTTAAGTTTTTAGCTTTTAGTACATAACTGGTGTCATTACCATTTCTGATAGAAGCTTTAGCAATAACAGTCGCTGTGAATGCTCCTAAATCGGAAGTTGGTGTTATGAATTTGGCCGTTGAACCTGAACCGGACATTTCTACCCGTCTGCTTCCTGTTGTCCATACCAAGTTTTGTCCTGCGGTTAATCCACTTGATAATGGGTCGGTCACAATAATCCGGAAGTTTTGTAAAATATTATCAGCTGAGATGGTTGAACCAATAGTTGTATCGGTTGTAATTGGAAAAGAAATTGTTGCAACCGGCGCACTACCAAAAGTTAATGTTCCAACAATGTTACCACCAGAAACACCAAACGATACGTTTCTGAATACTTGAACTGTACTATAAGAAGTGTCGGTAACAGAACTCACGTAACGATTACCTAAGTTAAATAGTAACTCTGGATTGCTTACGTTTTGTAGAACTGTATCACCTAATGCATTATTAGATACTTTGCTACTGTCGGCAATTGCAGCGTTTGCCGTAATTGAATATGGTGTACCGGATGTAGACTTGATTATCGTTTCATAATCAGTAACATCAAAACGTAAGGTAAATACTGATGTGGTATCTGGTGCAACTGTAAATGGTTTATCAACAAAAGCTATTTTAGCAGCCGAACTTGGTGAATAAGATGAAATTACTCTAAAGTCTCCGGCAGATGTTCCTTTGTCAATACTGACTGTTACATGATAGTAAGCATTAGCATTTGCAGAAAACTGTGCTGTGTGTGGTAATGTAATATAATTGTTGTTGGCAGAAGCTGCAGCAACGTTTGCTGACAATGTTTGATTTTGTAAACCAAATACATAGGCTTTATATGTGTATGTATTTGCAGCTGCAGTATTTGAAGCGCTAGAGTATATCATATTTCTGATATAACCAGTCGCAGCCAATGTTGAACTATACGTGGTTGTATTTGTTGTTGATACGTTTGATGCTATGACGGTGTGGAAATCTACCTGTGGTAGTGTACTCACATCAAAAACACCGTTAGCAGTATTAACATAGAAATAATTTCCATAATCAATATAAGTTGGATTATTATTTGCTGTATATGTTGTTCTTGCACGGTCATTAGTTAAAGTAACATCACTCTGTGTTTCTAATCTATATCCACGAACATAAGAAATACCTTTAGAAATACCCAAGTCATATTTTGCTGAATTTATTGTATTTGCTTTTGGTGTTAGTGTATAGTCTTTGACGATAAAATCGCCGTTTGTATCGTTTGTGCGTTTGGCCAAGTAATCATCAATAATAGAATATACTGTACCATCAACTTGTTTTAGAATATTACCATTTTCCAAACGAACTAACTCAATAAATGAACTATCATTTCCTAAATCAAGTGTTCTAGTTTCCAATGTTAAAGAAATTGCATATCTATCAGCGCCAGGAGCTTGATAGTTGGAAGCAGATATTGCTGGATCCAATAAAGAAGTGTCGTCTGTATAACTAACCAAAGTTTCACTTGCATTCAAACCAACTCTAACTGATGGTGTTGAACTATATTTTTCTAAAACAATTGTATCTTCGGTGACAGCAACAAAGTTGCCTTTAACATAAAATACTCCACTAGAGATGGAAGCAATAGAACTTAAACCTGTTGCTATGTTTGTTGCTGTTGAAGTAATAATTGTTGCACTATAATTTGAATTCTCCAGAGAAACCGTATCACCAGAAGCAAATTTTGAACCTGTAATATAACTAATAATCAATGTTGGTGAATCTCCAGCAGCACCAGAAGCTGTCGTTGTTGCTTCAACTGTTTTTAAAACTTTTGCAATAACACTATAATCTGAATTATGTACAACACCATTACTAAAAGTGGAAGCGTAAATTGGTGAACCACCAATACTGGTGTTCAGTTTTAAATAATATACATTTTGATTTACTGTTACTTTGCCGCCAGATACCGGTGTGTTTTGTGTAAAGATTGCATCAGCAAAACTAGTAATTTGATTCTGTAGGATTGTTTGAGATTGCGTTAATTCTCTGGCCTGAACAGCATATCCAGGTTTAAACAGAATTCTATGATAATTTTTTGTTGAATCAAAATCATCATAGTACGGATCTACATTAAAATCGCCAGTGAAATTGGTTGTCATTTTTTCTTTCCAAATTAAAATCTAAGTACAACACGAAATTGTTCCGTGCCATCAGGACTTCTCGATATTGCTGTTCTATTTTCTATGTAGGTCATGTATCCAGACATTACAATAAAATCGGGTTCATTGTGACTTAAAACAGTTCGAACTGCAGAGTTTATTGCTCCAGTTGCATCTTGAAATAGTGGTTGATTATTAATAATTGTACCTTCAGTATTTATGACCTTCAATATATTGGTTGAGGCATTAAAACTAGCAACGGTTGCAAAAAATGTTGCTGTTGATAAACTAGAACCCTGATATACTGTTTGACCCACCACAAAAGAACCACTGCCAGGAGAAACAAATAATTGTGATGTTACATCGTATCTATCATCGGTTGCTAAATTTGGCAGTTCACTAGTTGATTGTGGATTTAATATCAGACCTAATTGATAATAAATTAAATCTGTTGGAATAGTACCACCCTCATCACCTGTGAAATCTAAAGATAACATTACATTATTACAACCTAGTTCTGAAATTGGATCAATTGAATGACCACCAGGAGGTGAGACAGGTGCAATTGCAACCGCTGCAACATTTGGTGTATTAAATCCAGCAATAGTATCAATTGTAATATCGGCATAGGTATAGTTTGTACCAGTATTAATCATTGTCACATCAGTTAGATATCCTGCTGCATTAACTACAGCCGATGCGGATGCTCCGGTTCCATCTCCAACAATATTAATTGTTACTCCAGTAGGTTCATAACCTTTGCCTATGGTTGTTACATTTATCACATCGATTGATCCTGCACCTGCGGCCGAAACAGCAGGACTCGGTAATGACGAACCAAGGGGACAAGGTATCCAGTTTTCATCCAAAAATTTCTGTTTAACACCGCCATTGATAGCATACATGAATTTCCATTTGTATCCATCATTTGTTTGAATTAAGAACGTTGAGTCGAATGTTCCAGGCAAAAACTGTGGCTGGTCCGTAGAAGGCGCACCATTGTTATTCCATAGGCATTTAAAAATTTGGTCAAATTTATTTCTAACATAGAAATTTTTAGATATAAGATTTTGTGAATCTACGGCAAACATATCCGCATGGTCATCATAATAATCATACACAACACCTGAAGTCCAATCTCTCCTCGGAATAACAGGTGATACATCAGACGTTATTATTTTTTTTACTGCAATAATATTTTTAAAAACTTTTTTAAGTGAATATTGGTCTTGTGTTGGTACTGGAGGATTTTGATAATCGTCCCAAGGAGTAGTTTTTCCAATAAAGGCATACAAATTATTATTGACTAAACTTACATTTTGATATGCTGTGGCTGAAGGAGCAAAGTAATACTGAAAAACTTCGTATATCTTACTACCAGATAATAGTAGAGATGAATTAGCGGTTTGAATCGACATTATATAGTCCTATTAATGTTTTTATTGTTATTTCGTAATAGCTACAAAAGTATTGGCAACATCTGTGCCAAAGGAAACATAACTAGCACGAATACTAGATGTTAATGGTATTGAAACTGTTGTTGCACCGTTTGTTGAATTAAGTGCTGAACAACCGTGCGTAAATGTTACCGATCCACCCGAGGTGTTTGTAATCCATAAATCTACAGTTTTACCAACATTAAAGTTTGAAAAGCTTACCGTTACACCACTAGATGTGTTGGCTCTAACTAATGAATTATTAGCAAAGTCGATTGTAACAGCTGTTTGTGCACCAGGATATACTAAAGGTAAATAGACTAATCCTTTTCCTGGACTAATCACACCACCAGTATATACGTTGCCAGTAATACCGGCACCACCATATACTAATAAACCACCATTTGTATTGGCAGTAGAACTATCCATTGGGAGACTTTGTAAACCTAATGTAAGAGCATTAGAATCCAAATAAGACCTTGTAAAACCGCCCACATAATTTCTATAACTTGATGCACCTAACTGCATTGGATAAAGTCCAGTCTCACCGGCATTTATAGTGTTTGCCACAACAGTATTTGCAGAAACAATACTACTAATCGTTAAATTACCAGAAACTGTTTGATTTAGTGAACCGGTTAAATTAACTTTATTGGAAATGTTGGTGTTTTGTGTTGCATCCACACCTTGAATGATGGTGATAGCAGTATTGCTATAATCTAACCTGACGTTTTGGCTAGTATCGGTACCTTGAATGATGGTGATAGCAGTATTGCTATAATCTAACCTGACGTTTTGGCTAGTATCGGTACCTTGAATGATGGTGATAGCAGTATTGCTATAATCTAACCTGACGTTTTGACTTGTGTTAACACCTTCAATAATGGTGATAGCAGTATTTTGACCAACATTAGTACCTTCAATTATGGTCATTCTAGCGTTCTGGCTAGAATCGGTACCTTCAATTACAGTAAGTCTAGTATTCTGTGTAGCGTCTACACCCTGAATTATTGTTATAGTATTCGATACTATGGTATTTGATGTTATAGTATTCGATACTATGATATTTGATGTTATAGTATTCGATACTATGGTATTAGATGTTATACTTTGACTGACAACCAAACTATTATTTGAATATAAGTTTGCAGCCAAATTCTTCACAGTCATTTTATTGGTCAGACCAGTCACTAGGTCGACTGTTATAACTAAATTTTTTGCTGTATTTGAATTTAACTGAGTTACTTCAGTAAGTTCTGTTATTTTTATTGATGACATTTTCTACCTTATAAGTCTATATGTAAGTAATCGCCGTTTTCACTTATGACAAAATAACCATTTTCTGTTGTTAATCCTGGAGTATAATATGATACATCTCCATAAATCATTACTGATTGTGTGTTGGCATTTTTGTTTACTGTAATTCTTGTATTTGAAATTGGTCCCAAAGAACTGTTGTTGATTGAGAAATTACCGTTAGCAAATACTTTAGTGACCGCATAATATGTTCCACCATTATTTAATGAAACACTATCTCCGACAAAAATGATATTATTTGAACGAGTCATATCGGTAAATGTACCAAAATTACCATCAAACTGACCAGTCATTGTAGTTATATTTATGATATTTGATGATGCGTTTACTGAAGCATAAGCAACATTCGCAAAAGTTAGGAACACATTATCAGCCATATAGATTGTATTGCTTTGCCAATCAACACTAGTGATAACAGAATATGCGTTTGTGTTATTTGTTGATATAAACTTTATCCAGTCATTGGCAAAGATTGTATTTCCAATATTACCCGAGATAATCCCAGTAAGTTTAATCATATTGTTACTGATTGTGGTCGAACTGGTTGATACATTCAATGTAGCGTAAGCGCCCGCACCGGCCACGTGAGCAAGTGTGTTTCCTTTTTGGAAGTTGTCTGTAACGGATAAGTTGAATTTTTCACCGGTTTTAAGTAGTACCCTTCCCCTCAATCTCATACCAGCTGGATGTAATAGATTGAGAACCAATTCTCTATATGTTTTTATGGCTTGGTCTGTAGATAATACATATGTGTAGTTGTTATAATCTTTACTTTCCAGAACAAGTCCATATGTGGAGATTAGGCCATCGTCATTCAGATACTTACCTGAACCAATAATAACACCACCAACAAAACTTGCTTCAGCTCTTGCCAATCCATCACCATATACTTTAATACTTGTTGGAACACCAACAGAGTTAGTATAGTATTTTTGTGGAATCATAGACAAAGTTGTTGTTGTTTTGTCAATTTTCAGATTTGCCGTTTCACTATATGTTCCAGTATAGTCATATATTCTAATTTGATAAACATCGTTTGCTGGATTAAAAGGTGAAGCTGTAGACAACTTAGTTATTGAATCGACATATGAACTAAAGGTTTTAACATTTGAAGAATTTTTCTGATAAATTACATCATTTGCAGAAGGCAAAGATAAAATTGAAACATTACTCAAAGCAATATCGGCAACCCTCAATGATACATTTGCTGTAGAAATGTAATCTGAACCACCATCTGTGAGAGTAATTGAAGAAACCGAACCAATACTATCAGTTGTTGGTGAGAACGTAGCTCCATAACCCATAATTCCTGTAATAACCAATGAGGCATTTGATCCTGTATTTGAACTTATTACAACAGACGGTATCCAGTCTGGACTATAACCTGTACCGCCCAATGGATACGTATTTGAACCTGTCTGTACTGTATTTCCACTAGAGTAAACATAATTTGCTGAAATGATTGAACCAGCAGCATTAACTAAAAGATTAGCATATGCACCTCGACCTGTGCCACCAATAACTACTATCGTATTTGAATTTGAGTAATTTATACCAGCATTTAAAATTTGAATTGGTTGTAAAATACCCAAAAGTGCTAAATCATCAGTACCTACTGTTGCACCATTGGATGTAGCATAATTTGATATGGCTACAATTGAGGGTAACGAGTCATAATCTAAACCTTTATTAGTCATTTCAATTGAAGCAATTGGTGCAACATTAATTGAACTGAATGTCAAAGAATTTGTGAGTTTAGAATTTGTGTTTGCAAGTCCGGGGTATACACCTGCAAAAGATGTGTATACGACCGGATAAGTTGAATTACCAAGTTGAACAGTAGCTACAGAACCCAACGTATTACCCGTTATCATAGGTAGTGTGATTTGCTTACTATAGTCAAGTAAATTAATTTGAGCAGCAACACCCGAACCGCCACCACCAGTTATCGATAATGTTGTGTTTGGTGGTAATCTATAACCATGTGATGGATTAACAACAACAATACTTCCAACAGCACCTTTTGTTGTAGTACCAACTTCAGCTGATGCTTTGTCTGGATCTGAAATATCAGGATTTAAACCTCCGTATATAACAACAGGATCTCCAGGATTGTAGAAAAGTCCTCTATAACTTGGATTAACAGTTATGGAAGGAACATAACCTAATAGTTTTTCTCTTATTAACGTGGCTGTATTTGGAATTGAGTAACCTTGGTCTTGGAAATATAACTCACCATTTAAATAATAAACATCTAAGTTATTATTATCAACAACTCGAATATATTCACCAGATTCAAATATCCTTTGTAAACTAGAAATAAAAATTTCAGTTTTTGTTCCAACTTGTTTAGAGTTATTTACAATAGCATAAGCTTTACTAGTTTCACCAAATATTCTTAGGTTATCAATTACCAACCATTCATCAGCCAATGAATTGATTTTAATCGACCTTGGAATAATCCACTTACCATCAGATGCTTTTAAGATTTGATCCGAAGTATTATATGTTTCGGCATCAGAATTGTAAAGTGCTCTAAACAGAAACTTGTAAGATTTTTCAATACCTTTTGTTTTATATAACTGTTTGGAAATCTTTAATAATTTCCTTTTGTCTGCCAGTGCATCTTCAGGAATATAAGGTAAAAAATCATTAATGAAATATGCCACAAAATCGTCAAGTGTATTATCTACATCAATATAATTTAGAATATTTTTTGAACCGTAACTTGCTCCTTGGCCAGCCGCATTTGTTATGGTACTTATAGAGTTAGCTGAGTTTGTAGTTTCTAACCATGCATAATAAGCTTCTACAAAGGAAACAAATGTCTGATAATTAACATCGTCCCGAATAAATTCGGGAAGTTGCGCTGATACCTGTAGAGAGGTCTTGTTATTGAATTGAATCATTATGATTTGGCTGTAATGCTAACATTAATTGCATTAGGGTCTGTATTATCTAATGTAATAATCTTATCTCTACTTGAAGAAATGATTGTGGAGTTTGGAACTGCTTGTACACTTAACACACCGAGTGGATTATTTACATCCGATGGAAGGAATGCAGTTAAAGTTACAATACCATTTTCATAATCAACAGTACCAGCAGTAGGATCCAAAATAGTTTTTACTCCGTTATCATAATAATAAGTTCTAATAATACCAGAATTTCCAGCCAACACCACAGCCGCAGCACCCAATTGGCCACCACCGCCAATAATTTCAACTAATGCTTCAGTGTATCCATAACCAACATTTGTAATTTCAATAGAACTTAAACGACCATTAGATATTGTTGCTATTGCTGTAGCATCAAATCCATCACCCAAAACATTAACTGTTGGTGTGCTTGTATAACCGTAACCAGGATTAACAACATTGATTGCTTCAAGTGATGTTGTAGGTGTGGGTGTTTCTTCTAAGTAAACGTTTTCTCTAACTACATTGTTGTTCTTCGTATCAATTACTTGGAATGTTGGAGTTACACTAATGCTTTTCGAATAGATGTCCTTTTTCAATGATGTACCAAATTTAAATGTGTAACTTGTAGAATTGAGTGTATCTGGTGTAAATCTTTTCTGTAATACTATATTTGCATCATTTGTTATGAATGATGGGCTTACTGCTTGTACTGCTGAGATTAATCCATATAATTGAAATGTTGAATTAAAAGTATTCAACGTAGACGCTGCAAAAGTTTGAATGGCGGAATAAACTTGACTTTGTAATTGTGAGGTTGTATATTGTGTTAATTTTGGTGAATATAAAACATTTGAATTCACAACAATGTATGTATAATCCACATCAATAATTTTGGGTTTTACTGTAACTACCGAAATTGGTTTGATAATTTCATTTTCAATGATGGTTTTTTGACTATTTGTTAATGTATATCCACCTGTTGGTTTAATTGCCACAAAAATTATACCATAAACTGGCGGATCATTATCTTCACCACCCCATACATTTACAGCATCAATTGGAAATATACCAGAATTATTCTGTATCAGATAGATGTAATCTTCTTTGGTAACAGCTCGTCCTTGTGCGGAATACGCCTTAGGAGCAGTATATTTGATGGAGGCGATAGATTCTCTGTCTGACCCCTGAACCGCTGAGGAAACGCCTGTAACAACGGTATTGGAGTAACCGGAAATAGAGTCCATTAATACAAAAGTATTAGATCCTGTGGCAGAAATACCACTAGATTTAATATACGATAATAGTACTACATTTCCATCAGTCAACGCTTTACCCAAAATACCATCACCAAAATAGATTTGGTAATTACCATTTGGTCCTTCTTGTAAGAAATAAGAAGCGATAGATGATGTTAAATCTAAAAATTCCTGAGCCTGTGTAAAAACTTGTGAATAAGAGTTTGATGTGCTTTGTTGTACAATAATTGTTATTGAAGATGTATCAACATCTGCATCAGGTATTTCAAATATTGCCGATGGATTGGTTACAGCATCATATGTGAATGTCAAATTAACTGGTTCACCTTGTTTTATTGTTAAATTTGAAAATGTAACTGTATTATTATATAAATTTGCGTTAACAGTATAATCATCCAATGTTACAAATTTATAGTTTACACCGTCAATTCCTTCAGACAAGAAATTTGTAAATTTAGGCAAGGTCAGAGAAGCATCAGTAACTTGATTTATTTTTAAATCAATAATTGCAGCTGGTGCCGAAACCGATTTTGGTGTATAGTTTAATAGTTTTGCGTGAGAAACAACAGAAGAACGCTGAATGGCAGAGTCCAAGAACATTTCATTGGCCACCATGTTCAGATAATAAGCATTGTACTGTGTGTTATATGCCAACAAGTCTAAAAGATTAGAAAGTGCAGAACCCTCATAATTGTAGTCTTTTAGTGTGTCTTGCGACTGTAGATATTTTTTCAGATTGGTTTTAATTGTATTAAAATCCAAGTCTGTTATCTGAATTTGGCTATTAGCTCCTGCCATTTAATTTACTCCATTGTTTTTTTGTTGCATTAGAGAGTTTATTTCTGTATTCCGTTGTATTGAATATAGACAACGGTTCTTTCCATGCATTTTTTACAGAATTGGAAATATTTTCTAATGTTTCTTTGTTATAAATTCCGGTTTTTCCTTTATTCCACGGAATATTTCCTTTTTTTACTCCTCCAATACCAGGTCTTTTAATTCCTTTATTATAAGGAACAATTCCTTGCATGGCCACACTTTTTTTCTTTCTTTGTTCTTCGGTATGTTTATAACCTGAAACACCATCACCACCCTCGGTTTTATTTAAAAGTATACCTGTACCCAAATCTTTACGGCCATACCAACGAATATACCGCTTTTCTAAAGCTAATGCGCCAATTTCTGTTAAATTTGATTCCATAACAATAATTTTCATTTTATCTTTAGGTATAGAAATACCTTGGTGTTTGTTCCATGCTCGAAAATCTTTACCTTTACCAATATAGTATGGTGAACCATCACTTTTTCTAATATATGCATAAACATAATACATTATCTATTTCTCTCTAAAAGGAGTGTTACTGTTGTTGGTAATGTAGCATTTTCTATGTAGAATGACAAAGAAATGTTGTAAGCGTTTCGGTCTGTTAATGGAGTGGCTATAACATTATCGATTGTTGCTCTTGGTTCATAATTTTCAACCATTGTTTGTATTTCTCTCTCTATTACTGTTGCGGTGAGTGGAGAAATCAATTCAAATAATAAAGCATCTAAACTAGAACCCAAATCAGGATTAAATGGCCTTTCATAGTTCCTAGTTAACAACAGATTACGTATGGAACGAATGACTGCCTGAGTATCATAACTGAGAGCAACATCACCCGTCACAGGTTTTTTAGTGAATG